CATTGACGACTGAGATCGACGACGATCCAAACGTTCCCGAGCCGGGCGCTTTCTTTTTCGCGATGACAGCGGCGACCGCCGTATCGATGCCACCTTGAACGACGACCGCCAGCGAATTTGGCGCGACGCCATTCTGATCGGCCTGGGGCTGATCATTATCGATGCCGGAAACGTTCGACACGCCGGGAAGCTCGGCAATACCGCCAAGAATGCCTTCGAAGATCGACGTCGACGGCATTTGTGTTGAGATCGTTTGACGCTGGCGAAGCTCCGCGTCATCCTCGACCGGGGCGCCGGGCGATGCGTTCGACGTCGCTTGAACAGCCTGCCAGCCGTAAATCTGAGTCTCGATCGTTAACGTACTGTCAACGAAAAGCTCGATTGCCCCAAGGGCACTACAGGTCGCAGTCGCATTGACGACGCCGCTATTTGGGATCGTCAATCCTGATGGAAGATTCCACTGGTTGCCGTCTTGATCGGTGAACGACCCATCCGAAATCGTCGTTCCGGCTTGACCTGAGCATTGAACGTCACACGTCGAATAGGATGGTGTCTGGCGTTGGATTCCATTGACCTTGACGACCGATGATAATCCAACTCCCTGCGCCGTCGCTGGCGAATATGAGTTGTAGGTCTGCACGCACGCACCGTTGACATCGTCGAGCGCCGCAGCGAGAAGACCAGACAGTTCACCATCTTGAGAATCTGAGCCGAGATAGATATCCGAGCCATAGATGGTTTCGAAGCCGGTGTTGAAGTACGCGATGCAATCGTCGAGCGTCGGCTTTTGAATGCCGGTCGCCGTGACTGAGCAAATCGGTGTGGACATCAGAACGGCCCCGTTTGAACCTGTGCCGGCCCATAGATCGTGTTGATGTACGCTTGAACGTCAAACTCCCGCGTGTTGCGATTAAGCTGCGACTGATATGTCGCAATCGACAAAACGCCAGGAGTCAAAAAGATGCGATTCGTGATCGCCGCGTCGCGAGTGTCTTCGGTGTATTTCCCGATGACTTTCGTCAACCACGGCATCCCATCGCTGCGGTACAAGAACCATTGACCAAGCCAAAGACGAAGACGTGTCGACACGATCTGTGCGACGCCGACCGGATCATTGACGTAGTAGTCGGCGCCGCCGTGACCGAAAGTCATATCGCCATTCGAATCGAGCTTTCGAACACGCATCAGACGGTTCTCACGGCCAAGAGATTCGGGGTGTTCCCTGACCAGAGGTATAGACCACCTTTGACGACACCGCCAGCCTCGGCCGCAGCATCGTTCGCGTACACGCCGAGCAAGTTGGCGTCGGCGATATGGCGACAACCGACTACCTGCGGGCCGGGGAGAGAGCCGGCGAGATCGCCGCCAAGCGCACCGACATTGCTCGATGCTGCGCCAGACGCCAAGGCCGACGACGACACGCCGCCAGATGGAAGTGATAACGACGGCGACGAAAGGCTGATTCCTGTCGTCGATGACAGCGCCAACGTCTGAGCGACCGACACAACAGACTGACCGCTAAACGCCGAGTGAACGATGCCACCGCCGGGCGTCATACTTGTCGTGTGAAGCGCGTTCTGCACCGAATGGATGATGCCGCTGAGATTCAATTTCAGCGTGTGAAGCGCGTTCTGAATTGAATGCGTGATGCCACTGTGATCGATGGTGTCTGAATGCTGGACGCCTGGGCTAACAGCACTGCGAATGACGCCAAGAATCTGATCGTGCAGCGTTTGAAAAAATGTCTGCGCCGAATTGTAAGGATCGGTCGACGGGTCACTTGCCGGGACGACCTTGTGCGTGATCTTCGTCAGACCAACGGCATGCGTCGTTTTGGCGTCATCCGATCGCGTGTGATGTTCGGTCGTTGACACGTTTGGCAGTTTGCGCGGAATGGAGCGACCGCCAGGGATATAGCGCGAGTCCGACAAGTGGTGATGACGACCATCGATCGGGTCTTGAACGCCGCCCTGTTGAAACCACGAGTCTTGTGGTTGTGTGACGATCTGGGCGATGCCCTCGTCACCCTTTTTCACTGGATGGGTTGCGGTCAGACCGCCGCCGCCAGTGAAGTGAACCGGCGCATCGGCGAGTTGGGGGAGGGTTACGATTTCCGTTGTGCCGTCTGGATGCGTGATCTTCATCTTGATCGACGGCTGAAGCTTGGCGGTGAAGCCATCGCTGTCCTCGGCGACGATGGTCGGTACGGATGACCACGTTTCGTGCAACATCGCTTCGATGGATTCTAGAAGCGAATCGGCATCGAAGGCTGCGCGCTGTCGTTCGTGCTTGATATCCATTATGGCTGCGCCGCTGTCGTGTCGGACGTCGTCAAGCCTGGAATATTGGCTTCGATGTCCATGTACCAAGGGTTGCCGCGCGTGTCGCCGCTATAGTCGATCTTGAAGACGCGATAAATTCCATCGGCAGCGATACCGGCTTGATCCATCTGCGCTGATGACAGGCCAGAGGCTAACTCTTCCGTTCCAGATGGCTCGGCGCTACCGTCCGGCGACACTTGTGGAAGCAAACCTTGAACAAGGCTTTGATCGATATGAATTAGGCCGTTGACTTTGATGTTTGGGTTGATCAGCGAACGCGCCATGACGCCGCCGATCTGCAACGTCGGCATGCCGATCAGTCCTGTGTTCGTATTCAGTTCGACGGCGCTCCCATTCGAATCGGTCGGCGTCACCAGATGGACCTTGCCCTGCTGATAGGACACCTGGGCGCCCTTTAACCTAGCAACGCGCTTCAAAATCTCATGCGCCATGCCGAACAGGGTTACGCTGCGCGGATATGACGGCGTCGAAAGATCGATCGAACTGCCAACGAAGCCAAGAGAAACACCGTACTGCGACAATGCTTGGATAGCTGCGTTGACGTGATCCTTTGGCGTCGACCCTGGGGCGAGCGTCTTGTTGACAACCGCGTGCGAGCGCGCTTGATCGCCGTCGGCACAGAGAATCGTTGTCAGTGTGTCGGTCGGATTTTCGCGTCCGTAAATCGACCTGACGATGTTGCCGCTGAAGATGACGCCGTGGTTGTTGGGATAGCCGGCATCGATCGTGACCGTCTTGTATTCGGAATTGATCTGCACAAGCTGTTTGGCCGCCGACGTGTCCTGATTGGTGATCTTGATAACGGCGATCGATGGCGTCGGGTTGTTGTGCTGCTTGATATCGAAGCGAATGCGCAGGCCGTCGCCATTGAACATCAACGATTGGCCGCCTTGGATCGAAATGTTGAGATATCGAAGCCAAAATGATTCGGCCATCAGCTTGTCACCAATCGAAGATGCGCCGTGGTCCCGAGGTTGAAAAAGCGCGGCGGCTCGTCGGGATCGCCATCGGTCATGCAAATCATGGCGCAACCGAAACCAAGATACCCATATTGTTCCAAAAGATCACAGCCGGTGACAAGCGGAATGCCCTGCACAAGCGGGTTGCCGCTCGAATCGGCAATGTCGAGAATCCAGCAATCATCTGGAACGAAGAGGTAGTTGAGGGTCAGTTGATATCTGACGCCATTAGGAAACGTCGTCGTCAGCGTTTGCGGAACGGGGGTGAGCGGAATTTCATAGGTTGACGACATCGCCTCAACCCCCCGCCGCCTGAATGGGACCAACTAGGTTTTGCTGACCAGAATTAACTACGCCGGTTGAAATGGAATACTGATCAGGCGTAGTCGTCTCGCCGCTTAGCGTCGACGCTGGATCAATCGTTCCGTCACTATTCGAAGCGCTTGTCGTCGCAGAGCCAACGATGGTCACTTGCTGACAAAGGGCGATGACGTTGAGCGTGTATTCCGAATCTGGATCGGTGCGAACGATCAAGCTGCGAATGAGCATGTTCGAATACTGACGCTTGCCGGTCGTGATGTTGAATGGCGTGCGCGACTGCTGAAGCTGTTGAAGCGCGCTGTAGACGGCTTGGACATATCCAACGCTCTGCGCCGAACTGTTCGACCATCCGCACCGCATTTCAACCGTGACCGGCATCATGAAAGCGTGGTCGCTGACTGGCGTCCCTGTTTCGACGGGATGCTGCGTGATCTGCAATTCGTCGCGATGAATCTCTTCGATGACGACATTCGGAATTAGCGTTCCGATCTCGCGCGCCCCGGTCGAGATCAGCGCATAGTTCGGAACAGCGTCACCGATCAACGGGCCAAACGTCGCCAGCGATTGAACGGTGTTGTTGCTGCTCATGGTGACACCGCACTCTGAAGGCTCTTGGCCGCCTCGGCCGAAACACGCTCTTGGCTCTGGGCGACCAAGGCCGCCGTTGTCATCGGATCGGACGATCCGTCGATATCAATCTTCGTCGTCTGTGGCATATCGAAGCGATTCACATTCATCGAATCGCCGCCAAGGACACCACCCGGAAGCGGCGCAAGCATCTTGACATGATCCTCGCTCGGAACGCCAAACGCACCCGGCTTCCAATCGTCCCACGGCGACAATGGTTTTGTGCCGCCAGACGGTCCAAATAACCATGGCGCCAATTGGCTACCTACGCCACCAAGCGTAGTGCCGATCGCCCCTTGAGGGTTGGTCGCCGGTGGTTTAAGATCGGGCTGCGCCGCCTTCAAGGTTGATTCGTTCTTCGCCTGTAGGTCTTTGCGTCTTGCGTTTAAGATCGATTCATATTTGTCGGCGGCGCGCTGAGAGTTGAACTGAATGTGCATATGATCGCCCGTACCGGGTTCGATCCAAAAGTCACTGTCGGCGCCAGCGCCCTCGGACATCCCCAGACCAGTCAGATAGGCTCGCGCCCTTTGGCGAGCGCCGTTGTAGTCACCATCATTCATCGATACGTCGAACGCTAAGCCCTCAGTGTGTTTCGAGTGGTAGCGAATCCCATGATGATAGGAATCGTTGAAGGCATGAAACTCGCCGGTCTGTGGATCATTCGCCTGAATCTGCCGGCCTAGATCGACGATCCCTTGAGACGCCGGACCACCGCTAACGGCCTCCGGGGCGTACAGGCGAAGCCCCTCATAGCCCGCAGCCGTCGTCATGGGCGCATCCTTAGCCGGCGGCGCATGAGCAGCGTCAGCGGCAGCGGTAGGGCCGCCGGAAGGCGCTCGCGAGGGGGGCGCCGCCGGCCCAGCGGGGGCTTGGCTGTCAAGGCCGGGCAGTCCCAGGTCGTTAGACGGTGGCGCCGCCGCGTGTGAGCTAAGCTTCGCGAAGAAGCCTTCCGCCCAAACACGAAACTCGTCGAGATAGAACAGCACGTCTTTGACGAGGATCGCCATTTGAATCATGTCGTCGTCAAGCCCGAACGTCGATCCCGGCGCCGCCAACTCTTCATAGTCTTTCGCCGAAAGCCCCTTCATTGACGAAAGATAATCGGCAACCTCATTAGATGCCTGATCGGCCCATGTCAAAAGCTTAGTGACGAGCGGCAGAACCTTCACTTCAAGCGCGTCGGCCATAATGCCGAGATCATTCGTCAGCTTCGTCCATGCGACGGCGGCTTTGTGCGACTCATAGGCCGCTTTGGCTGGATCAAGCTGGAATGTATCGAGCGACTCTTGGTATTCCTGCATCCGTTGGCCGACTTCCAACGGATGCTCATGAATGGCGCGGCCGAAATATTGGTCGATCCCAAGGCGAGCGATCAACGCCTCGACGACATAGTCTGGCATCCCGGCTTGATATCGAGCAGCGACTTGGGCGTCATAGTGAAACTGCCCCGTCCTCTGATCACGGACGAAGCCAAGCTTTTCGATGTTCGCAAGCTCGCCAGGGCTGCGACGATAAAGGGCTGCGATTGCCTCAACAGATTTCCTCGTCGCCTCCGAAGAGACGCCAAAGAACTTCATCGCAGCTTCAATCGACTTAATATTCGCGACGCTTTCAAGCGATCGTTCTGAAGCGAAATAGAGATCATCGAATCCGGCAATGACGCCGGTCAATAGGCTAATCGCTTCCTTGGCGGTCGCAATGATGATGTCGGCGAATATGTTTGCCTTGATCGTCGCATCTTCAATCGACGCGGCGAATTTGTCAGCACCGTTTTCGCCTTGATCAAAATTGATCGAGACGAGAAATTCTTTGATGGTCTCAGTGTTAGGATTCGGCATCACTGAGCCCCAACTGCAACTTGGTTAGCTCTAAGTGCGCTGAAAGCATCAACGTCCTTGACTGGCGATCCAACTGCCGACGACGGTGAAGAGCTATCGCCGTTGACCGTGATGCTGACGTTGTGTGGCGCCGCGACGTCGATCGAATGAAACTGAGAGCGAAGCCATGTCGATGCAAGGTTCGATGGATTTGCAGACGTCGAGTCAAGCGACGTCAAGCCCTCTGCGTTCCACTCTTTCCAGTGATCGGTGGGCGGCGCACGATCGTTTGATTGAAGCGCCGTAGCCGCAGTGTCCTTGTATCCTTGCGCTCCTAAATGAATGTGCTGCGCCGCGTCAGTATCGCCCTGAAGCGGAACGATTTGAACGCCGGCAAAATTCGGGTTGCTGGCAACGAACGACTTCAACGCTTCGTTGACGCCTGGGAACGCCTTTGGATCGAAGCCGAGAATGCGAATGTCTTCCGGCCGAACACCTCGTGAGAGAAGAGCGCCAACTTGCGACTTGACGACGCCGAGCTTGTCTTGAATCTGCTCGCCGGTAGCGCCATTGGGGAAGTCATTTGACAAGCCGGTCGACAGAACGACAACCTTGCCAGAAATGTCGCCTGGAATGTCGCCGATCTCTTTAAGAACGGCGCTTGTGTTCGCACCAACGATGCCACCGCCTGGGACACCGCCATAGCCGTGAATTCCCTCGGCAAGACTGTCACCAACGACCATCGCATTGGACGATGACGTTGAAGCGAAACTCTTCGGAAGGCCACGAAGAATGCTGAGAGACTTTTCTGTTTGAGCGAGGGTATCGATCGGGCCTTCATGGTCGCGCGTCAAGGAAGTCATCGCCTGTTCGTCAGTACCTTCGTTGATCGTTTTCCATACATTGGGATAGTAGGTTTGAATCTCCCACTTCAACGCCGCAGCCTGTTCGGGGACGGTCATTTCATTCGGCATCTTGCCAAATTGCTGCTTGATCCGCTGCGAGCGTACATCGTCCCACGATGCAATGCCGTGGGCTTTTTGGTATGGATTCGACATTGACGGATCAGAATGAACGTCAGCGGGATTTCTCAACGCCTCGCGCGAGACGCTGGCGACCATTCGCCGCGCAGCGGTATCGGAGACGCCCTGGCTGATCAGCGCATCATAAAGCTCTTTTTGATGCTGGGCGAGCGTCCCATCGGCAATCGTCGACGGCGGCGATCCCGGCGCGCCCGGCGATCGCTTCGATAGAAGGTCGCCTAGCGTGCTACCGACATCGCTACCAACGGCTGCGGCGCCATGGTCGTCAGCGCCCGAAGTGACGAAGTTAAAGAACTTGGCAACAGAGCTATCTCTAACAAGCCAAACGATCCAGTCTTTCAGCTTGCCAAATTCGTCGTTGAGATCGGACAGCGTCTTATGAAACTCGATACCAATCTGATCGTAAAGCTTGCCCTTGTTCTTTTCGAAATCGTCGAACATCGAAGCGGCATCGCGCCCTTGTTTTGTTCCGGCGGTCAGCCATGGCGCTCGGGCATCGCCACCCGACTGAATCGTCTTCGCCGCTGGACTCGTCTGAGTCAGCAAAAGCATCTGATCGACGAACTTGAGAATGACGACGGACAGCGGCGCCATCTTCACCAAAAGAGAATCGCCGAAAATCCCCCAATCCTCTACGAGCTTCGTCCAAGCCGATTGAACGGCGTTGGCCTGCGCGGCGGCCTTATCCGGGTCTAGGCCGAGACGCCTTTGCGCATCGGCGGTTTCATTCATCCGCTGCTGCACGGCGTATGGATCACGACGAATGGCGTAGACGACGTTGGGATCAACGTTTCTTAGATTCTGGATTAGGAGTTCGACCTGAGACTGCGACATCCCTTGCACGCCGCCAGGGCCAGCGGCGAGTGCAGGATTGTACGGCAACATTTGACCAGTCTTCGGGTCACGATCGAAACCGATAGCGCGCGTGAAATAAACGTTCCCAGGCATGGCACGCAAGGTCTGCGCCATTCCCTCAAGCGACGACTTGGCGCCGTCAGTCGTTCCGCCAAGCTGGCTGATGGCGTAGGAAAACGACTTGATAAATGTCGCGCTCTCGCCAGTGCGCGCAGCGGCCCAATATAGCGCATCGAAGCGCTCGGCCATATCATTGACCGCCTCATAAACTTTGCGCGCGGCAGCTTCAATCCCATCGGAGAGAAGCTTCGCGCGCAAAGTAGCTTTTTCGATTGATTCGTTGAATTTCTGTTCTTGAGTCTCGTTGGATGACCAGCCGAGCGAAACAAGAAACTCTCTGATCGTTCCCTCTGACGGCATCACGATCCTCTGAGGGCTAGAATGGCTCGCGCATTGTTCTCGGCGCGGACAGTGATTGCATCGTTCATACGAGCAATGTCAAACAGCCCGATCGTGCCGTCTAACAGCGACTCGTACTTGCACATCCCTTCGAGGACTGGCGCGAGAAGCCAATCCTCGTTGTCGACCATTCTTACCGGGTCGAAGACTGGTTGTTTGCCTTTCCGAGCAAATCGGAGAGGCTTTCGGGAAAAAAACTTGAGAACGTCAGTTGCAGGACGCCGATCACGATCCGCAACATCAACGACAAGTCGTTGTTTATGTCGTCGAACATCGCACGCGACGCCGAAGCGTTCCACACCCTCGCGAACGATTGCTCACTGTCGCGCTTGCGGTCGCAAAGTTCGAGACACGTACCAACGATGAAGGTGCGATCTTCGTTCGTCATCTTAGCCAATTCGCGAGAGACCGGCGTGATGATCGAACTGAGCTTTTCGAGCGGCATATCGGCGAGGTTCCTGAGCCCTTCCTTGCGTAGCGAAACGATGATCGGAATCATTTCGCCGAAACCGGAAGCGAGCAACGGGGAGACCTTGGAGAAGATCGCCATTTGCGTGAAGGCGTCCATACGTCTCACGCTATAGATTGAATCGCTGACCCTGAATTCAGCCATCGATCAAAGCCCCGTATTCTGGAAACCATTGCCAAGGATTTCATCGATCTCGATGAAGTCGAACGTCCAAGTGTTGATGCCACCCTCGGAGGCGTAGCCGATCGGCGACTGTCGAACGAACGCGCCGTCCTGGCAAGTGATGCTGTCGCCGGTGACGGGATTAGTGATGGTGATTTGATTCTGCCCCCAATTCGCGCTCGACGATTGCTGGAAGGCGTACACCTGACTCAGCAACGCATTGGCGCTCGCCGTCTTGAGAAGCTGAAGTGTCACACGCCCAGCCTTCGAAGCACGAAGAGAGTGCATCCCGTCGCCATTGGCGCCGATCGTCATGACGTTCTTGTCGGCGATCATGTCGAGACGAATCGCTTCCTCGGCGACGCCCGCCGAAGCAATGTCGAATGTTCCTCCTGGGCCTGTGAACGTGGCCTGGACGTCGAGGAACGAGTAAACGCCTGATTGGGGGGTGGTCATTTTTCAATCCTCAGAGGGCAACGTTGGGCTTAACGGTTGATGTTGAGAATCACGTTAGGTGTGTGAACCGCGCCGGCCAGCTTGAACGCAACTTGGAAAGGCACCGAAATACGCGACTCACGATCGGCCTCTGACTGTGTCGCAATGAGCGGGGCGTAGACATAGAAGCCCTTGCTCAACGTCATGCCAGTTTGCAACGAACCGAAGCCCGCAGCGTTCCAGACGCCCGGAGCGCCAAGTCCGTTGTTGATGCCGGCGATGCAAGACGACTCGATGATCGTCTGAATGATATGGTTGCCGGCATCTGTCTGCGGAACTTTCGTCGACGTGGTATACATCAGATTGAAGAGATCAGTCTGGATTTGGTTCGCGAGCCAATCGACGCCCTGCACTTCGTCGAACCAATAGCCGTTGGTCATCTGGCCCGGCCAGATCATCGATGCGCCATTGTTCACGGCGATGTTGACATTCCCGCCCTTCGCCTTGAGCGTGGCGAATTGGGTTTCGTTCATGTTCTCCGACTGAAGACCCGGCGCTTGTTTCCAAGCGAGGGTGATCGTCGAGTCGCTGGCGGCGAAATTGACCGTCGCCGCGCGCCCGTACATGGTTGCGCAGGCATATGGGTTGGATGAAGAATACATCCAAAAGACGCGCTTGTTGTTGAGCGACTGTAACACGCTTGCGAGATCGCTCGTCTGAGTCGAATCGAGGCACGCCGAACTCATGATCGTCAGACCGTACATACGGTTGCGCGATGAAGCGAGAATGTAGGCCGCGTTGGCCTCATGCTGCGCATCGGTGATCGCTGTCGCAGCGGCGAACATGGCGCCATACCATTCGGTCGACACGTTGGCGCACGCCTGCAATGCAGCAAGCGGCTGTTCGGCTGCAACGCCCTCAACAGGGGGCGAAGCGCCGGCCGCCGAAGTCAGGCCGAGCAGCGTCGAGACATCGACGCCGGTGCCGCCGGCCAAGGTCGAGCCGCTGAGAGTGATAGCGGTCGACGATTTCGCCAGCGTATAGGCGTCGCCGCCGGTTCCCGGAGTCACTGCCGCGAGGTAAATCTTCGCCACACCGTCGCTGAAATAGTCGCACTTGACGATGTTCGTGTCGACCGATGCGTTGAGATAGGTGAGCAACGCAGTGAGGGTCGACGGGACATCGGTGCCGACGGCAACTTCCCCGCTCGTCGGCGAATCACCATTGGCGATGAAGGTGATCACAGTTCCATCGATCGTCAACGTATCGCTGGCGGTCGGAACGCCAGTGAAGTCGGCGAAGCCGACGGCAGTCGGCGGTCCAGCGTACCCGACTTCCGATGTCGGACCAGTGGTCGAGGACTGAATGTTGAAGCGCTCGAAATCCGAGTCCCAGGTGCAAGTCACGCCTGCCGGAAGCTCAGCTTGGATCGACGACGCAAGGCCGTTGATGTTGATGTCGCCGATGAACGAGATACCCGAGATCGCGTGCGGAATGCCATCGATCTCGATGAACATCGCGCCGCTTGAGATCGACGTGAAGTTCGTCAAAAGCTGTTGCGTCGCTGACAACGACGCGCCGTGCAAGAGGCCCTTCGACGCAACGGCCGCCCACCTTCCAATGAAGGTTTTCGCCGGCTGCGGATTTTGCGAGAAGAGAAGTTCGGCCGCCAGATATTCGGGCGCCGACGATCCGAAGTCGGCGCCGACCTGATCGATGCTCGAATAGGAGCGATACCGCTCATTGACGTCGATGACATTGCTGTCGCCGACAATGAGCGGAAGGCCGAAGCTGAGGTAGGGGATCGCCAGCGGCGTAACGTTGACGCTGACTGAGACGAAGTCACTAACATCGACGGTCTTGGCGGTCATAGCTTCATTCCTCTAATGGATAGACACTGGCAGGGGTAGCGAACGGATCAATCGTGGTGTCAGTCTTGATCTCCCCTTGCGCTTTCTGAATGTTCTCGATCGGCCAATTGCGCGTGATCGTGCGCCTCAGCTTGAACTCGACGTCGCAACGCCGATAAGTGACGCTGTTGATGGTTTCAAAAAACGGCGTCACGCGGCGAGGCACTACGCAAAGCGTCACGTCTTGTAGGATCAGTACCTCACGGTTTTGAGGCACCGATAGCCCGACGCGAAAGAGATTCGCATTCGACCACGCCGACGGTCCATAGAAAGACGCCATCACGGTCTGCTCGACAACTTCATACGTCGTCGTGTATCCGTCGCCGGTCGGGTCTGGCGGGTCTGCCGTTGATGGCGACGTTGATCGATGCACAGAGTCAATCGTTGCATCGCCCGACTCGTCGGTGACGCCGATCGCACACCAATCGATATTCGCCTCGGGCTGTAGTGGCGGCGTTGGTTGCCAGCGCGGGCGAACGAGATTGGCGGGGAGACCAGTGACGCCAGCCGCAAGCTGCGCAAGGATTTCATCAAAGGCAGCGTCAGCGGTGGCGTTGAACGACGCGGTAGGGACAATGTAGCCGCCCGTCGCGCTGTTGTTCGTCATCCCTCGGCCTTTGGCGGATTGACCTGCAACAAATCGGCGACCGAATGGTGATAGCCGAAGTGAGAAAAATCCTCAGTGACGTTGACAACATACATGGCATTTCGCCACGTCACAATGTCGGCCTTTCGGGAATGCGAGTCGTCGATCTTATAGCCGGCGACTAGCATCCTGATCGAATAAACATCGATCGACGCTGCATGGCGTGTGCCGTCAGCTCCATACTGCAACGATGTCTTCGACGGGATGACGGTCCCAATGCAATAGTCCGGCTTCGATACCGTATTGACGGCGACGCCAGTCGAAACATCAACCATCGTCTTTGTGACGAGAAACTCGTCAGCAAATTCCTCCGACATAACGATGTCTGAGACCGTGATCATTTGAGCCACGACCTTTTTCTGATGACATAGGTGATGGCCGCCAGCAGCTTTCCGGTAGCGATCAACGGCGTCGTCTCAGTCGTCGACAAGCCAACGGCTGGATGCGATGCGCGATAATCAAGCTCTTTCTGGGCAGCGGCCCCGAGCGGAGAGTTGTGGCGAGCGCGATTGCGGAGCGTGCTATCCTTGAGACCGGGTGGAATGCCTTTGACGATCCAGTTCTTGACCGCTGTCGACGCGATGATGCCGATCGCGTTGAGCGCTTGATCGACGAACGACGGTGGCGTTGGAATTTCAGCCTTGTTGATGTCTGGCGATCCAATAACGATCGGATGCCCGCGCGTCCGATCTGCCATCGTCACAGTTTGCGTGCCGCCCCTTCCTCTCTTGTCCCCAGGCAAATCCAGCGCCTTCATCGTCGTCGCTTTCATGACGTCAACGATCTTGTCTTTCACTGATTCGATGCCGGGGGCGAGAAACGGACGCGCCGGAATGTTGCGAGACGGCGCGCCGTAAGTGTGGATGTAGCCGAGCGCTGCATTGGTGATGCCGCTCTTGTCAGGTCTTTCGGTCGTGCTTTCAGGGATGCCGACCATAACGCGCTGGCCGGTCAACGCGCGAACGCTCTTCATCGCTCGCGCAACTTCATCCTTGAGGACCGTGACCGCCATCAAACGTCTCGCGGCTGTGGCGGCTCGTCTGGGCCTGACAACTGAACGCCGCCGGCGCCGTACATCATCATCAATTGATAGAACTGCACGCCGTAGGTCGTTAGATTGTACGCGCCTGCACCCTCAATCGTTCCAGCGGCGACGTCATAGCTAACGCTGACTGCGCCAACGCCCTTGCTGGCAATCGGACCCGCCGATGCGCCGAGATTGTCGGTCGCGGCCCCTTTGGCGTTGCGCCGCGCAAGGACGAGGTTGTGAGCGATGTAGAGCATCGAGCCGTCGTCGAGATCGTCGCCCCATACCTCGGCGCGCAGCATCCGCTTTGCTCGGCCAATCCACCAAACAATTTGCGCGTCGGAAAACCTGTTCTCGTCAGAGAACTCAGGGAAGACGGTGCGAAAACTGCTCGGCGTGACAGTCACCGCTTCGACCTTCTATTCGGAGGCGGCGGCGATGCCGGTTCGTCGCCTTCGGGCGGTTCGTCGCCTTCGGACGGTTCGTCGCCTTCGGCCGGTTCATCGCCTTCGGCCGGTTCGTCGGCCGGCGGTTCGTCTTCAACGGCCTTGGTCTTCGGCGGAAGCCCCTTCGTCAGATGAAGCTTCGTGTACCAATGGCTTGCGATCTCGTCGTTCACGTCCTGCACGCCGGGCATGACATGAACGATCTGTCCCGGCTTCAGTTGAAGAGCGAATCGCTTTGCAACGCTGATGATGGTCAAGCCTCTTCTCCCATTGTCTCGTCGCCAAACACGTCAACGGGTCAATCCTCTTCGTAAAGCGAATTGACCCGTCACAAGTCGCGCCGTGAAGGCGTCAGCCGAAGAGTGAGAAGCCGGTCGTCCCGAGAGCTTCCTCCATTGCCTGCACGGCCTCGACGACGGCGATCGGCGTCGTCGCTGCATTGAGACCCGGCAAAAGATTCTGGATAGCGCCAGGAAGATTGGGGATTTCGGCAAGCTGTTTGGCTTCGTCGGCGACGATGGCGGGGGAAGCGCTATTGGCGAGGATCGCCGTCAAGCATTTCTTCACCGCCGCGTTCGGCGATGAACTGGTCGCCGCACTGAAGACGCTCGACACAGCCGACGCAAGATCAGAGCCGGTGAGACCGGCGCCCTTGAGGGCAGACGTGAGTGATCCGAGGACTGACATTGGATTTCCCTTTCATGTTGATAGGCACGCCCCAGGGATATGCAATTCTTAGCTCAGACCGTCGCGATAGGAAACGGTCTCAGGATAGGGAAACTCGACTCCGCCGAGTCGGCAGTAGTAGGTCGTGATCTGGAACAGCGAACGATACTCCAACGGAGTCCGCTGCAACATCGTCAGAGGGAAACGAACGCGCTTCGCGTCTTTCGTGTACGCGATCATGCGATCATTGCCGTTCGACGTGCCGAGCGTGCCGCTGGCGCCGGAACCAATCAGCCACTTCAACGGCTGAATGTTGAGCTTGCGCCCGTTCTGATTGGTGAGGTTGTTCTCCATCAAGAACTTGAGGATGGAAGAGTTGCCGGCATCGCTGATTTTCTGCGACACGATATAGCCGTAGTCGATCGGCGGCAGACGAAGTTCCGTCGGGATCAAGGCCCACCCGCTGTTCGCCCATGTCGTACTCAGAATCTCGTTGACATCGGCGAGGATTTCGTCGGGCGTCTTGTTGGTCCACAACGGAGAACCAGAGGCGCCGTTGGCGACGTTGGTCGGGGTGACGGCGGTCGAATTGAGAAGGCCGACGAAACCGGCAGTGGAGTCACCGATGTAGACCTGTTCGTCCACATCCATGTTCCACTTCAGTTGCATGCCTTCGTACTTTTGAGAGTCGACCGATCTCCCGAGCTTCATCGCTGACTCAAGCTCAGGCAACGTGTATTTCACTTCCATGCCCCAGAGGTTCATGGGAGTGACGGTCTTGCTGATGTCGAGCGCGATCCCGGTGATTTGATTCGCGTCCTTGCTGATCCACGCCTTGCCGCCAGCGACGCCGTTCGGACCGCCAAGGCCGCCCGCCGCAGCGAACGTCGAGTTGGTGAACGATGAAGCTTCGTCACCGATCGTGACGTCACTGCGGAGATCGATGTCGCGGTTCCACGAGACATCGACCAGCGGCTCATGGAGCGTCTGGTCAAGACGTTCCAACTCGCCAATAAGGAAGGCGCCGGTCGAATCCACAGTGCGCTGATCGTAAGTCATCGCATCGCGGAATTTGATGATGGCGGGCTTCGGAAAGGCCAGTCCCGCCGAGGGGTGAGTGCGCTTGGTCATGACAGTTTCTAGTCCTCTGCGAGTTGTGATCAGATATTGAAGGCGATCTCGACGTTGCCGTTCGCGTCGGCCGAGCCCATGAAGGTAGCGCCGGCAACGAGAGTGCAGTCGGTATCACCAGCCCCGACGTTGGTCAGGTCTTCGATGTCGCCGACAGCGTGAGAGCCCGCCGTCGTTCGCATGGCGACACCGCCGCCCTTGACCGCCGTCCCACGCGCCAGCTTCACATTCATATAGCCGGCGCGAAGAATGCTGCACGAATCGGTCAACGACGGTGTACCACCACCGAAGGCCGGCGAAGTCGAATTCTGCTGCGTCGGATAGGGTCGCACAATGAGACCGTAAACGACGCCGGCAGCAACATCGCCCGCAACGGCGCACGGCTGAATCTTGCCGGTGGCGAGCTTGACGAAAACGCCGAACGCCGTCGGAGGCGTATTGGCGTCGATAACGTTCGGTTCGACAACCGACAAGCCCGAGCGAGTGATCTCGCCGGGGATGCCGGCCGGCATTCTGAATTGAAAGGCGGTCATAGTCTAATTCTCCTGTCAGTGTCCCGCAGCGTGGAACTCGCGGTTGCGCTTGTTGATGTCGGCGATCGTGAGAGCGCCGTGGTTTTCCCTCGAAGCGCCGCCGGCTGCTCGCAAGGAATCGTTGTTGATGTCGCGCATCTTGCCGCTGGCCGCGAGAAAGAGAACCTTGGCCGCGTCGCACGTCATCGTCTTGATCTCGCCTTTGTCCTTGATCAGACCGGCGAACGCCGGGGCGCTCTTGGTGTCATCGAACGCCTCTTCCATCGTGCGACGACGAAATTGGCAAATCGTGTCGCGTGTCTTGGCGACGTCCATCTTGGCGTCGAGCGTGAGCGTCGGCGGCTTGACGCCGGGGCGCAGAATTTCAGCGAGCGAGAGCGCTTCATTGAACTCGCCGGTAACAACCTCGACCGTCTTGGCGTCGACCGTCTTGACGCCGCGAGAGTCGTTGGTCTGTCCGCCGCCAGCCGCGCCGGTTTGAGCCGCAGCCGCCGCCGCGTTCGCAGCATCATCGCCGCCACCGGCGCCGCCACTGACGACTTGCTCAAGCTTGTCCATGCGCGCCGCCAAGGCCGTGATCGCGTTGACGATGACCGTGATCGGATCATCCGACTCGCCAGCACCCGCACCGGCCCCAGCCCCAGCACCCGCACCGGCCCCAGCGCCACCGGCGCCAGCCGCAGCCGCAGCCGGATCGGCCGCGCCCTGGCCCGCTACGTTGACCGTAATGTGATGATGGACGCCGCCCTTGCCGTCGCCAGCCCCATCGCCAGCACCACCGCCGTCGGGCTTATCTTTGCCGTCGCCCGCCCCAGCGCCGTCGCCAGCGCCCGCAGCACCCTTGCCGCCGTCAGCGCCATCCTTGTCTTTCTCGGCGAGCGCCTTCTCAAAATCATCGAGCGAGCGCGCCCTGAAAGCCTGACGAGCCTTGTCGATCCAATTCATCGTGGTCATTGCCTGATCTCCAATCCTACACGCGCCACCGCAACGACCGTTGTCGACGATCGCAACGTGATTTCCAACGATCTGCGTTTGACTGCCGCGCCCCGGCTGAGTCTGATCATAGTGAGCATCATAGCCGCAGGACAATTCCGTTTTGTCGTTTGCCCTGACAATGCGAATTGCGTTGGCGTCGGTCAAGAGAAGATCGGCGACCAACGAATCGCTCATTGCACCGCGCCCACGACGAACGTTGAAGATCGTGCCGACGGCATAATCTTTCCAATTTTCGGGGGAGACGTCCTCGGGCGGATGGTCGATCGTGACGGGCTTGCCTTCGAACGATCGCATTGAGTTTTCGCTAAAGACTTCGTCCTCGGTTCGGTCGACGTAAATGATTCCGTCATGCGTCGCAATGAGACCGGGAAGCTCGTCTTTCGAATAGAGGTATCGGCCAACGCGCGCGATTGCGCAGTCGCGACAAATCATAAAGCCCTCTTTGGTGAGAGAGCGGTTGGCGCTGATCTGCCGGTCTTCATAGAACCGCGTCGATCTGCCGGCAGCGTCGGACTCAAAGCGCGACGCTCTGTCACAGGCCGAATAGAAGAACCGCGTGCCGTCTTCCTTGCCGTATTCCTTGAGGAATGCGGAGAGAAGTTCTTCGCTTACGCCAACGCGCGCCATTAGTTCAACAACCTCGCAAGCGAACCAGCTTGAACGTCGACGCTGAGTTTTGTCGACGCCGCATAGGTTCCGACGGTCGTCAGCTTGACACGAAACACCGAACCAAGAATGCCGTCCTTGACGGTGTTCGACGCAAGCGATCCGTCGTCAGGCGTATAGATCGTTGTCACCGGAGTGGCCGCCGATAGATTGGCGACTGCACGTGCGCTCGCCGTGGTGAAATGGAAATTGGCGATGTCGATCCATGTTGCACCCTCGTCGATCGACGTTTGAAGCCATGCGTCGACGGTCGTTCCGCCCGACCCATAGGCGAGATTCGCTTGGACGGCGAGCGATCGTGGCGCGCCCTCCGCGAACCTGATGGTCGGTGACAGCACCGACGTAAGCGCCGTCGTAATGACCTTCGAAAGAACGTTCATGCGCTGACGGCCCCAAGCTGCGCACTGATGATGGTGTTCGCAGCGATGCAGGTGTAGCGGCATCGAAGAGCATTGGTCAGCGTCACCTTGGCGCCGGCCGACCCGCCGTCGATCGTTGCGCCCGAAGCGCCAGGGAAGACCGACATTGGGTGGGCGCCAGCGTTGTAGACGTCCTGATGCTGACCAACGGCAAGCGCCGCAAGGGTCGCGGCGTCGTTGGCATTGGCGACGGTAGTGAACCGATTGATCGAACTCGTCAGAGCGAGACCACCGACCAACGTCTGTGTCGTCGATGCCGTCAGGCCGTTGGAGACACTGTCACCACCGAGGCCGGGCGAGAATGAAGTCCAAGTCGGCGACGCTTTCGTGCCGGTATTGAGATAGATCGCACCGTTGGTCGTGTCGAGGCACAACCAGCCCTTCAAGGCAACCCCGGCGAACGTACCGGCGCCGCCACTCGTCGGCGCTCCCGCGTTCTGCAAAAGAGGAGCGACGGGGATCGGCAGTCCGCCACTCGGGTTGTAAGAGAATCCCTTCGTGCCGGCTTCGATAATAGCCGCGCCATACCGTCCCTTCGAGGGGTGATAGTGGATGTCGAGCATAACCAAAGTCTCCTATGACGCGATGAAGTCGGGGATGATTGGATCGGCGAAGCAGCGGCAGTTATAGATGCAGCCTGGATTGGCGCGCGCGCCAGTTCGACGATCGGCGACGGGCGGCGTGTCCCAACGAAACGTCTTGCCATTCAAGATGCGATGATCCGGCCGAACCGCGCCGTCGCCCATGGTGCGCCAGACATATTCCTCGCTACCAACGAACTCTGATCGAGCTTGTAGGAACGTACTTGAAGCGCGACCGACTTCGGTTCTGGCAATCGTGTTAGCGCGCGAGACCGTAACGCCTTCGATGTGAGCGGCGATGTCTTTGGGACGAACGCCGCTGCTCACACTGTCAATCGCCATTTCGTGAACGTCTTGCGCAGCATCAAGCGGGATCGATTTGATCAATCCAATCTGCTGCTCCATCAGTTCGCGGAAACGATCGCCGATTGGCGCACCTTCGATCTCGCGGACAATGTGTCGATTCATCGACTCACCGACCTGCCGCCAAATGGAGCGGTCACGTCGATCAACATCAACCAGCATCGCCGTCGATACAGCCTCGGCCCACGGCCCCAGCGCTTCCGAATATCGTTGGAGAGCGTCGCGAACGTAGAACGATTGAAGCGCGTCGGCTAGCGAGACATTCGCGCCGCTGAAATAGTGGCGGATGATGTCGCCAATATGCTCGGCAAGTGATCGGAGCTTGGTCGCGTATGACGTCTCAGCGGCGCGCGCCTGACGATACGCGGCTCGATTGATCGTGTTCGGTCGATCGCGAGTGGGAGTGGCGAGCGTCATGCGCTGCGCCCGGTGTGACGCTCCCGCACTCCCAGGTGAACAGAGTCACCACGAAGCGCGGGAGAATCCTGCAAGTCCCCAGCCGAGGCCGGGAGACGCGGACTATAACGAGAGTCGGACAAATGTAAAGTCTTGCCCGGCTCGCCAGTGACTACTTTTTTTGTTCCGGCTTGTTCCCAGAAACGAGTTTGTCGATCGGGCTTCCAGCCGTACTTGAGCCCGAAGACGTCTTCGACGGCTGCGATCCTTGGCCCAAGTTGTGAGAAGATCGTGTCGGCTGTTCCCACCAAATCGGGTCTGTTAAGGGCGGCGATGGTCTCACGGTAACTTTCCCCATGGGGATGCGCCTTCCAATCGTTGTCGATATAGCCCGCCTCGGCGCGAACCGGATAAGCCTGCAAATCCGGTAGGTCGGGATGACCGTCGAGCGAGGCCACAACTTGGGCCATAAAGGCTTGATTATCAAGCCCTGTGGCCTCTGGAACGTTCAAAAGCCTAAAGCCTTGTTCGGTGCCGATCGGCGAATAGAAACCGCCGCCAAGCGATGAAAGAGCCTTGGTCGCCGCTAGAGCTTCATCGTCCGTCAATGGTCGGCCGGCGCGGAAATCAACCATGTTCGATTCGTTTGGACTGATTGACGTCGCCGAGATCGCTTTCTCATTCAGGTCTTCGGAGATAAGCATCGGCTGATTGAAGGCATTCGGCTTGAGCAAGCCGTTATTTTCAGCGTACTTCCTCGCCGCGAATCGATTGAGCAACTGACCGCCGGGCGCGATAAAGCCAAACGGCTCGCGCATTAGATTGCCGCGAGACTTCATGAAGTCGTCTTGGACTTCCTTCGGCATCGATTGAAATGCCGCCTGATGTGTGACGCCACGGTATTGCTTGTTGCGCCACGTCAACGTGGGAATGAGATAGGGCTTGGCCGCATCGTCAGGCGACTTAAAGAACTGCGGGTGATGCCACGCCGCAGCGTCTTGACGCAACAGCGCACCGCGCACGGCTTCGCTGGCATTGAGTCGATCAGTTTCATCCTTCGTCAGCGGGCGAGCTTGACCGTAGGATTGAACAACGGATTGCGATCCGGGGTTGAGTCGCCCTTCGAAGATACCGGGCGCATCGAAAGCGGGCTTAGTCTCAAAGCCGAACGCTTGCGCAATTCGATCGCCGCCGTGTTCGTCGAGCAGCACCTTTTGAATCGCTTGGTGATACTCGCGGCGCTGCTCGATGGGCGCGTCATGAATCCCTTCGAGATTGTGATTCGTGTGGCCTGGAGTCGACTCCCACGACAATTGCGTCGGCGCGTTCGCCGTCTCGACATTGCGATTGATCGTGACGTGACTGACATGAACCGTCCGCCCATGAGCTTTGACGCTGACCTTCGAGAACTCGCCAGCGTTCGCCGGCTGACCGCGAGGGTGCTTGTTCTCTTCGAAAGCGTCGTGAGTCGGCAGCTTGTTTCTTGGATCGTTTTTGTCCCAAGTGTCAGGATCAAAAGCGTTGACACCATCGATGATGGCATCAAAAGCCCAATTCGAACGATCGACATTCTGCTTGTTATGAAAGATGCTCGTCAGTCGGAAATGATCGTGCAGCGCCTTCAAAGTGGCAACCAGCAATTTCTTGGTGTTCTTCGGCGAGAAACCGATCTTCTCTGCCAAGTGATGAATGGTGACGTTGATCACACCAGCCGACACGCCAACGGCAACTGCCGCAGCAACGGGACCACCGATCGCGGCGGCAGTTGCGCCAATCGCAGCGAGCGCCACCGCCTGCATGTGCGCAATTAGAAGATCATGAACCGCGCCGATCAACGCGAAGTGTGATCCCTCAAGAACAAGCTCGCCGGTCTGTTTGGAAACCGTTTTGAGCGTGTCGTTAGCAACGCCGATCGCTCCGCGACTGCCGAGATATTCCTTCACATCGTACATCGCCGCATGGAAATCGATCTTCTCTTTTTTAAGAACGTTTCCTTGTTCCGGCGCCTTACCAACGATGTCGCGCAGAATGGCGTTGACACGTTCGTTTGTCGGCTCAGCGGTGCCGATCAGCGTCGCTTTCTTCATCCACTGTGGCGTTGTTTGTCCGCGCCATTTCTTGACGCTGTGGCGCAACGGCGCAACGATGTGCGACGGATCGCTCTTACTACCGCCGCCCGCGCCACTCGACGTGAACTCGCCGCCGTGGATAGAGCCTTGCGCCTTCGTTCCTGCCGCGACGCGCTTCTCTTGTGAAACGTCGTCGCGCGTCACCAGCCGCCCGTTGACGAACGACAACGAGACGCGCTTGGTCATTTGTTGATCCCTACCAGCTTGCGCACGCGGCTTGGATCGATCGACGGTGTATGTGACGCCAGCCTCTCGCGCGCGCCCTGTAGCGCGTCAGGCGGCTTCACCACGGCGGCTAACGACCCAACGTCGCCACCTGTGCCGCGCTGCGTCTCTGGCGCTGCGGCGGGCTTGGCGGCGCCCGCGCCACCCTCCGTGGCGCCAGCGCCGAGATCGGGCTTCGGCGCGCCTGGGACACCGGCCATGGCCGCACCGGCCGGCGGATCGAGCTTGGCTTTCTCGATATCCTGATCGGTGATGTTCGAGAACACCCCGGTCACGTCGCTCGACTGTTTAAGTTCCTTGAGCGCGACCGAACGATCGATGATGCCGGCCTGATAGGTCGAGACAACGGTCTGCGACGTCTTGGTCGCAATGTCGGCCTTGCCACTCTCGTCGATCTGCCACAGCGACTTGAATGTAAAGTTGAGATCGTCTTGCGGTTGACGACCAAGCTCCGAGGCGTGCAGCAAGCGCAAAACCTTGAGAAGATCGGAGCGCTCGTTGTCCTCTTGCAACTGACGAATCTTGTCGTAGTAGGTTTGGAGATCGCTCTGTCCGGTACTGTTCAAGCCGCCCGGCGATTGACCGAAGAGGCGCGTCACAGGGATGCCGAGCGATCCCGATAGCTGCGAGGCAAATTGCTGGATGATTTCGGCGAGACCGCTGAATGCGTAAGTGTTGACTTCGAAGTCATCCTCACCGTCGACGATCGTAATGCCTTCCGAACTCTGAAAGGCGCGAATGTTTTCCATCTGCTTGAGCAGCGAGGCATAAGCCTTGCCGCCGGTCGAAATGATCTCACGCAGTTTCTTGATCTTCAACGTGCGCAGATGCGCCTTAAAGATAAGCTGCGCGGCGCCGGCCGTGGCGCTATCGAACTGAATCAACCGATCATAGATCGGCTCAAGCACGCTGAGGCCCCAGCCGTTCTCAGCGACGCGCTGATAGTAGGGGAGATCGTCGCCTTCGAAGCGAATCACGCGCGAGTGATGAACGGTCTGTTTGGGAAGCTTCAGACTGTCGCCGATGATTCGATAGACGCGCGGCTTGCCGATGTCTGGCCCAAGCTCTGTGATGACGTCGCCACCGGGCGGATCGATCATCCATCTATCGAGAACGGCGATGCCCTTGAACTGGTCCTTGCCGACTGACGCGATGTTAAGCGGCGACGACATGGACTGTCCGTCGATCATGATGATGCCGACCGATCCGCCATAGAGACGCGCCCAGCACAGGTTCTCGTTGAAGGATTGCCAAATCTTGAGTCGCGAAATGCCTTGCTCAATCTTGTCAATATCAGCCGGATCGATGTCGGACGTGATCGCGATGCCCTCGCGCGTCATATCGTCGGCGATCGTCTTCACCGCAGCACGAACGATCCACGACCCGCGATAAGCGTATTCGAGCATCTGACGATTGCGCGTGATGGGATTGAAGCCATACGTACCGCTCGACATGACTTTGTTGACGCCGACGCCAAGATCGGCGCGGAAGTTCTCATAGCTGTCTTTGGTCTTCGCCGCCGGCGCCGGCTTTCGTGCGGTCATCTATCGTCTCGCTCAGTTGCAGTGAAACGACGGCGCGCATAAGGCCCAAGCGACGCCGAACACGCCGACACCGAAGAGCGACGCGGCGCCAATGACAACCATGACGATGCCAATGAAGAGGGCGACCCTGGGGGAAAGTGGTGCATCTTCCGACGCAACGTTGTGTCCGAGAGAGAGGATGACGGTCCCGAATCCCACGATCAACGACACTGCTCCCCCGGCAACGATCCAGTCTATCAACGATTGCATCACAGCCTCCCCCAAATCCCTTGAACGTTCTTGGCGAACGTCAGATTGAGACCATCGGCAAGGTCTGGCGAGCGCAGGCTGCGCGGCGGACGTTTCATTTCGTCCTTCGACTCTACTACCAAACGGGCCGAACTGTCGATCTTGTATTTGACGGTCGATAGCTCGCCGACCAAATCCTCAGCGTAGTCGGCAGGCGCTTCGATAAGCGATGGCGCTTCGTCGCGATACCAGATTTGGCAGTTCTGCCACAATTCGTCGCGAAGCCTGAATGGTAGAGCATCGATCCCGTCGAACGTTGTGTGATCTTCGGTGCGCTTCGATGCAGCGTTGACGCCTTGGACGTAGAGGTTCTTGATCTCTTTCTCATTGATCACTTCCTCGACGCGATCGACAACGCCGACGCCCATGCCGCCTTCATCGATGTTTATAAAGTCAACGCGCCACTCTTTAGCGTAGAGAAGACAACGACCGGCCGTGATCATCGTACTCTCTTTGGAGTGGACGGCGATATTGAGGACGTTGCGTCCTTGTCTTAGAACGAACGTCGTTCGATCATCGCCGTAACGCGCAACGTCAACGCCAAGAATGCGCGGCAGATGATCGTCTTCCTTGTATCGTGGTCGCTTCAGCGACGGCTCAGTAAGCTCAATCGAAATTAGAACATCGTCGTCCTGCAACGGGAAGTCGCCGTCGGCGCGGACACGAACGACGTTGGAGTTCTCGCCGAACTTGCGCGCAAGGTTTGTGCGATAGTTCGGATCGGCGAGCGGAGAGTCCATCGATTTGAAATGGAGAGCCGTGTAGAGAGCGCGGCTCGACTTGTGACTCTTGGCAAAGTAGCCAACGCTGACAGTCGGATTTCCTACCATCAACAATCGGCTGCGCGGCGACGATAGTGCGCCCTCTGCGACTTCGAACACTGAATCAGCGACGCCAGACGCTTCCTCAACGATGAACAAAAGCTCGCCGCCGTCTGAGTCTTCAATGACCGTATAGCCATCGTTAGAGATTCGGAGGTTCGAGGCGTGAAAGCCCTGTAGCGCGTCCGGTGACTCAGGCTTCGCGGTACGCGCCACGGCGAACACTTCGGACGGCGCTCGCGCGGCGTAGAGCTTGTCCTGCGTCAGCTTGAAGATGTCTCCAAGCCATAGATCGTGCGGCCAGCCTCTAGCGAAACTGATCTCATCACTCTTGGCGCGCCACTTCGCTAACTCAGGCCACAACACGTCGCGTAGTTGCGACGACGACGGTGCAGTGATGGGGATGCGCGGATTGTCATGGCATTCGAGTACCCAATAAATGATACCCGCCACGGCCGACGTTTTGCCGATGCCATGACCCGAGCGCACCGTGACCTTAGAGCCCGGCGGCGCCACGGCCTCGACGATCTCAATCTGTTGCCACGTCGGATTGATGCCCAGCCGCATACGGAGATAATCGAGCGGGTTTGCCCGCCAATATAGCCGCAGCGCCTTATAACGTAAGCGCGTCGATTGTGGGAGAGCCATCAATCATCGCCTGACGCATCGGCATCACGTTCTCGCTTAGACTTGTCGTTGATTTGCTTAGCTGGCGGCCCAATCAGCTTGTCGATAGACTCGTTCAATTCTTTCTCGTTCACGTCTTCCTCGCCGCGAGCCGCACGCCACTGAGGGTCATTTATTTCGAGCCAACGAATAGCGGCGCGAACGTCGGCTTCGACATGCTGCGTCCTTCGAACAGACTCGATGTATGTACCACTGTTGCCGCCGTGCGATAAGACAAAGTCCTTTGTGATCTTTCGTTTGTAGCCGGTTGCACGCTGCAACAGACTAGCCTTGACCATCCTATTCTCTTCGGACTGCGAGCGGACACTTGCAGACAGAAACTCAGGATGGGCGAGCTTCCAATTTCTTATGGTCGTCCGCGAAACCTCAAAATAGTCGATGATTTGCTGATCGGTGAGCCCGATTACGCATAATCGACGAACAACCTCGACGTATTCGTCTTTGTATTCGGTCGGCCGTCCGCCGGGCATTGAGCCATCTTCCTTCGTTGTGCGCCACACGACACGCATTGATCGACCCTAGTAAACTCAAACAATGGCCGAGATCATATCCCGTTTGCAAGTGAAGCGCGCCGAGGCACATTGAAGCAGTTCGATGATGGCCCGATCCGCGTTGAGATCGGCGATCTTCCCGAGCATTCCGGCGAACGGTCCATCAGATACCTTGACCTTGTCGCCGACTTCGAAGCTGTCGTTGAAAACGCCCTCGTCCGTCGCACGGCGTATGGCAAGGATCGCGTTGTCATCAATCGACGATGGATGGCGACCAAAGCGAACGAAGGCGACTGCGCCGCTCAAGCGTTGAACGTCCTGCCAGCGATCCTCGTCAGGATCGAAGCGCACAAACAGATAGCCAGGAAAGAGCGATCTAGGTTCCCACGACACACGACGCGCGTGGGAGATCATTTGAAGACGCCTTGGCGCGAATGTCTCAAACCCGATGCGCCTGATCAACGAACGTTCGAACACAGGCTGAATCTTCAGCACTGTCCACACTCGCATCGCTGGCCCTCCGAAGCGCGTCGTACAATCCGCTTATAGACCAATCGGCGTCAGAAATCTCGATTGCCTTTGAAACAGGAAGCGAGCCGCGAGCCAAGAGTGAGGCGAATCGACTGCCCACTGCATAACGGCCACCGCCTTGGATCACAAGCAGGAAGGCCGATCGCCTACAAGCCAAGGCGAAGAGCGTATGCCATCGAATCTGCGACGCTCGCACCCTAGTGAGCATCAACGGGGAAGGGCCGGCAGGCGCACCACGCACGATCCATCCATGCTTCAACTCGACGAACCAACTCTCGTCGTTGGGGAAGATCAAATGCGTATCGGGGAAGCCGGCGCCGACCGAGCGCGTCTCAAGTCGTTCGGCATGGGGGAAGGGAAGGGTGCGAATACTTTTCCAGAGAACCGTTTCACGAGTCATCGCTGTGATCCTTTCTAGGGAGGGAGAGAAGCTATCGAACATTCCGCATTCCGCGTATTCCGCTAGAACGTACTTTTCTGAGTGCAGTAAATAACATAAAT